ATATCCGAAATAACATACATATCGTCATTTGATGCTTTTATTTTTGGATATATAACACTACTTAAATACATTTTTTTTGTATCTTTTTTTGTTAAAGTTGTTGAATATGTGTATCTACTTGCCATTTTTTATTATGTTGATGCAGCTTTTTCTGCAGGTTTTGATTGTATTGCTTCCATTCCTTTACCATCAAAATTATATTTGTAAGTTTTTGTAGCACTATCTATACTATGTAAACCTTGTTCTATTATTTTTATAGAAAGTGATGCATCTATTACCGATGGATATAATATACTATCTGCGTCTTTATCGGCTTTAATACCATTTGGTTGAAAATTTGGCCAAGATACAGTATCTTCTATATTAAATGAAACAGATTCTAAAAGTGATAATACATTAGTATATACATCTCCTACTGAGAAATAAAATAATTGTGGCGAAAATGCATATTGTGAAGTTTGTTTTTTATCACCATAAGTCATTTCTGATATTTTTTCGTATGGAAATGCCAATGATTTTAAATAATTTATTTTTTTTATTATTACGTCTCTTTCGGTTATTGTATTGTAATATAGTTTTAGATTAAATTTAACACTTCTTTCTACTCCTTGATATCTGTAAATTTTAAATGGTGACCCTATATACTTAAAATTAGACCACTCCGGAGTAATATCTTCACTAATTCCGGAAACTGACCCAACGAATGGTACTATTTCTTTGTTACCATATTTTTTGAATGTTACCCAAATTTGATTTTGAAATCTATTAGATTTTTTACTTTCTTTTAATTTTGCATCATCTTCAAAAAACACTTTTTCATTAATTTCTCTCGTTACATCATCCCAAGATTTTTTAGTATCTCCCGTTCTTTCTTGTAATGTTTTAATATTCCTATTAGTGTCAGTATTAAATGAAGGTTTTCCGGATGGTTTGTCTATTGTATGTTCTTCATAATATTGGGAGAATATTACATCTTTAACCATAACCGTTTTACCATCTAATGAAGTTTTTCCAAATTTTGCACCATATTCATTTTGTGCAGCAGAATTTTTCTTTAATGAATTAGCTAAATTTTTCAATCCGTTTCCAGACCCAAATTTATTAACCGCAGATATTGCTGCACCTGTAAAACTTTGAGGACTTGATTTTGATGCTGCTATAATCGAAGGAGGTGCCGGAGATTGCTTTACGAAATATTTATCCCCTTCTTTAACTGCATCTTTTAATAATGCTTCGGTTGGTGCTAATAAAGAAATTGGTTTTGTAAAAAATCCAGTTGGTTTACGAAATATAGTATCAGTTGGTCTATTTGCCGAACCACCCAATGCACCACCTATTTGATTTCCTATTAATGAAGATAATGCATCCGGAGATGACCCTAATAATGCAGCTGCTCTTGGGGCATTTATAATACCTCTAGTATCAATCCTTAGTTTTTCGGATTTACCATAAATTTCTTTTGCTTGATTCTTAAATAAATCACTTATTGTTGCCATCTAATAAATTTCCTTTAATATAAATATTCATAATAGAAATTTATTCCTTTACTTTAAAACATTCCTCTATCTTTAGCTAGACCGTACATTCTAGCTTTTACTTTGGTGAATGCAGTATTAAGACGTTTACCATCTAAAGTAATTGGTGTTGTGGCGGTGTTGTTAGTTACGATAATTAATTCATTTAACAATTCATTTGATATATCCGCTCTTCTTAATAATTCCGTATAACCATTTCCTGATAGATTTTTTAGAGCTTTCAATGTTGATATCTGCATATTACCACTTATTACAGAATTATTAAATCCTTTTTCTGTTAATGTATATATGTCTTTACTTGCAGGTGGTGCAGGTGCGGGTGCCGATGTTGTTTTTGTGACTGTGGTTCCAGTTTTGTTTCCTGTTGTGGTTGTCGTGTTCTTTTTAACTTCTCCTGACGCTTTTACAATAGGTTTAGTTGATGTAGCTGGGACTGCACTATTTAAAGCTGCTACAGCGTCTTTATTCAGTCCTCTACCGAGTGTATTTCCTTGATTTAGTAATTTTACTGCGGCAATTCTTTCTTCTTGACTTACTTTGTGTTTTTTTGCATAGGCCTCAAACGTATCACCACCACCTTTTAATCGGTTTATATCATCCGCTGCCTTTGCAATGTTTACAAGTCTTTCATTTTGTTTAAGTTGTAACGCCCTTTCTTTTTCATTTTCTTGTCTTTGTGCAGCGGCTTCTTGTGCAAATATTTTAGTGTATGTTTCTTCTAATTTTTGTGCAAGTATATCAGGTTGGTTTTTATAAGTTTCAGCAAGTTCAAATTGTGCAGCATAATATTCGGCCATTCTCATATCACCACTACCAATTTTACCAGATTGTACCATTTGACCCATTAGAGAAGTTAATTCTATACCTTTTTGTGCACCCATACTCCCTTCCAATCCTCTAAATGCCTGGTCGGTTAAATTCTTACCGCCACCCATCATTATACCAGCACCCTTTTCTTCTAAGTGTTTAGCTGCTGCCATTTGCTTTTCATGGCTTTGCTCCATTTCTTTGGTGAACTTAACTCTAAAATATGCTTCAACTTCTAACATTTTCAATTTTTGAGCCTGTTCAAGTTGTAACATAATCAATCTTTCTCTTTGCTCAAATTTCATCATTTCTTTTCTTTGAGCCTGTTCCATACCCAATCTTTGAGCTGCCAACGAAACATCCATATCAAGTGCTCCCTTTGCAATATCTGCACCCGTTTTCAATCCGGCCTGTTGTTCTAATGTTCCTTTAACACCGCCACCTCCTGATTGAGTTAATGACATTAATTGGTCTATACCCATACCAGTTGATTTGGATAGTTCTTGTTTTTGGAATGCATTCATTGAACCAATATCTACTCCACCCAATGCCGATTTTAATGCGGACGCTCCACCTGCCATATCTCCACTCATTAATCTAGCTCTAACTTCCGAAAGGTTTACATTTTTACCCAACATTGCTGATAAGCTCATTTCGGATTTGATACTATCTTTATAATTAAGTACCATTGTTCCTGATGCTACTGCCATATCTTTCATAGAAGTATTCATATTGGATAGTAATACTGCCTGACTTGCGTATTGTGAAGTCGTCATATTACTATACTTCATAACTTCTTCCGATGCATCCGCCATTTGCTTAAACAATTGTGCAGGTGACATATCATTCATTTTTGCAAATGCACCTAAACCCGCAACATTATTAAATGCGACTTTAGCTGATGATTTGTCCATTAAACGGAAACTTTTGGACATTTTTAAAACATCCTCACCACTTGAACCATATAGTTTACCCATACCGGCTGCAGATGTTGCCATCTTTATTTGTTCCGATAATGCTACCCCCATTTTTACACCAATATCTTTAATACTATCCAATACTGCATCGGTTGATGACCCGATAGCCTGTAATGCTCTTTCAGAAACTATAAGTGATGACTTATATTGACTCATTCCGGTTACAAACAAAGCTTTACGTCTACCTGCTTCAGCTTCCATTGTTTGCATTGCCTGTTGATGCCCAAAAGCAATAGCGTCTTTTTTCAGACCTAATTGATAACTTAATTCATCTTTAACCAATGAATTTTCATATTCAACCATTTGAACATAATTCTGCTTAGAATAGTCAAACATTTCTTTTTCTCTAGTTTGTCTTTCTTCTAATGGTTTTATGTAATTGTATTTGGCATTTATCTTTCTGAATTCCTCAGTTCCTTCTAATGATTTAGCTTTGTCTTTAATATCACCTTCGCCCATTAATTTATTACCAGACAACATCTTTGCAGCTGATTTTAATGAGGATATACCACCACTATCAACAAATTTGAAAATACCAAACAATGCAGTTCCTATTAATGCAGCAGGGCCTGCAAATTTTGCTATACCACCAAGTGCACCCATCATTGAACCACCTTTTGGTGTTTGTCCGGCTGCACCCATTAAACCTCTTTTTTCAACTAAACCTTTGGTTACATCTCCCAAATTACCTTGTTTTGTTATACCCAATGATTTGGTTATACCCAATCCCTGATTTATTATTCCACCAAATGCACTATGACCTATCTTATCTCCCAACTTTTGAATATTTTTCATATCCTTAGCTGCAGTTGCGTAAGCTTCTTTAGTTTTTTCTAATACATCTAAATTTGCTGTATTGACTTCTAATATGCCTTTTGCAGCATCCCCACCCTTTTCGAGTTCTGTTATGTATTCTTTTTGTTTATCAATTTGTTTTTGAACAACTTTTGCAATATCAATGTTTGCATCTTTGTTTTCTAATAAAGAAGCAAATGCGTTTTGAATTTCTCCATTTCCTTGTTTATATGCTGCAGCTGCATCGTATGCCGTATCTCTTAATTCTTTTTGACTTTTTGGTATTTTTGCAATGGTTCCGGCCATTGCGTCTGCCTGTGCATCTGCAAAATCTAAAGCCTTTTTAATTTCACCGTAAGCTTTACTTTGGTCATCTAATTTACCACCAATACTTTTTAATACATCTTCGTATTCTTTTGCACCATATATGGTATCTTTGTTTAATTTATTACGTTTTTCAATTAATGCATTAACTTGATTTAATTGTTTAAGAACTTCATCAAATTTTTCGACTGATGTATCAGCATTGGCTAATGTCTTTAAAATATTATCTTTTCTAGCTGAAAGGTCTTTGTAGCTAGCTGGTGCTTTTCCACTACTTTTTGATTTTTTTGCTGCCATCTATGGTAACTTAGAATTTATTGTAATGTTTTTTAAGAAAATCATCTATTTTTGATGTATCCAATCCGTTCTTTTGTAATACGGATTTCGCGGTTAGTGAAGCTTTAACCATTGAGTTATTCAACTTCTCGAATGCGTCTGCTAATTCTGGGTCATCATATTGAATTTTAGAAATAAATCGGTCTTCATTGCCATTTGATTTAGCTTTAAAAAACAAATCCAATAATTTTTGAAACATATTTCTTTCAAATAAAAGTTTTGACATATCTTTATTTTTTTGTATTCTTATATAAATATAAAATTAAATTGTTTATCTACGTCTTGCTGAAGAAGATACTCCTTTTGATGCCGATTTCATTGCATCTGCCTCCGCTTCTTTTGATTGTATTAATTCGTTCCAATAGAAATCTCTTAACTTAATAGGCATAAAATAAACATCATGCCAATTGAAACCTCCATTGGATGAGTAAACCATACTAAATATTTTTTTATGTAAAAAAGTACTGTAATTAGTCGGCAGGGTAAAAAAAGTTAATCCCTAATGGGACTTTAAGCGCCTCCGTTTCGCCAGTAAAAGGTGAAGTATAATCAAAGGTTAAATCGACATCCGGTGACATTTCAGAAATATGTTTTCTAAGTGCCTTTGAATCTGCTGCTAATAATTGGTTAGCTACATAATTACTTATATAACCAATCTCTCTATTACCATTAATCTCTGTTATTAATCTTCTATATCTAGCTTGTATATCGTTACCTTGTTTTGTGATTTTCTCACTTGCTTCAATATCTTTATTTACCGCAACTTCATCACCATGAGTCATTATCTTAAACTTAATTGGAGTTTTGGTTTTAGGTAGAATAAATTCGTATTCATTGTTTCTATTCAATTTAGTTTCATCAATTTCCTTAATCTTTAATTGACTCATATCAACTTTTACTTCAACCGGTTCGTTTTCATTAGGGTCATTGATTGTAACACCATATTCGGGACCAAATGCTAATATTCTTGATGAAATCAAAATAGCATTTTTATCTCCAATTAGTAAATCATTAATGTTTATTGACGTATCAACTATAATTGATTCCAATAATTTATCCAATACAATACCTTTTCTAATTAGGTTTGTAGAAGTTAAAATATCTTCTTCTTTTGCAGTCATTAATTTAACTGTGATTTCTCCTGATGATAGTGGAGATGATTCCGGATATACCAATCCCTTCGATGGTAAACTAATAACTTCCGTTGGAAATGGGTAATCTTTTCTTGGTTGTTGATTTGGTGTATTACCTAAACCTCTCGTAACTTGTTGTTCAATGTTTTGTTCCATAATATAACTAATGTGTTTATTATATATATTATGTTTTCAAAAAAATAAAAAAGGGGATAACATTTCTGCATCCCCTTTCTTTTTATATTGTTTAGATTAGTATTCTAAGATAGCGTAATCATATGCCAATGTCAATTCAATTGAAACTGGGTCATTTGATGCCCAATCCAACTCACCAAAGTTTGCTGATGTGATAAATGCACCTTTCAAAGTCCATTGTTCAACTTTATCTCCTACTGGTCCTAATAAGAAGAAAGTAATATCCTTCTTGTAGAATGCAGAGTATCCGTCTCTACCTGTTAATGACTCATGTGATTGTCTAACCCACTCCATAACTTGTTGTGCACCTGATGGTACAATTGGGTCATAAAGAGTGATGTTAACATCATCCCAAGTAGATTTTCCTTTAATCTTTCTTTTTACGTTGATGTGGTCTAATTCAACTACTTCTGATGTAAAAGTTGGTCTATTTGCTGTTTTGATGATGTATGATTCGATACCGTTGATTTCCATAATGAATCTGTTACCAAGTTTTGGTTCAAAATTCTTATAAAACATCTTATCAAAGGTTAAAATATCTGGCATTTCTTTTTATTTTTATTGTTCTATTATAAATATCTAATTTCTAAATTATCCGTTAAATGCTGCACCAGTTGGTAAAATGTTGAAATCAATTTGAATGAATTCAGCCGTTTTAGTTGGTTGTAAGTAGATAGCTCCTTTCATAATGTTTCTATCAATTACATCTGGTGTGTTATTAGTTTCATCCATTACAACACGGAATGCGTACAAACCTTGTCTTTGTTGGATTGATTCTAAATAAGGGTTAACGATGTTTAAGAATCTATTTCTTGTCTCTGCAGTGTTTTGTTCAAATACTAAGTATCTTGAAG